CCCGGCTTTTTTAAGGCTTCAATCCCATGGATGACTTACAGGTACTGGATAGAATGGAAAAGCAATTTGATAAAGTAGTGGATGCGGCATATGAAGAGCACTGCAAGCGGATGATCCTAATGAGCGCGATGGAGGACATCCTTGAGGACGGGACTTGTACGGCGAGTATCCGGGAGATCGCGGAATATGCGATTGGCCTCGTGAATGCTGAAAAGTAGGTAGACTGACGGATCATTGGGCAAGCGCAGTGCCATAACAATGAGACGTCAAGGACGGCGGCTGAGCCGACTGCGTACAGCTCCAAGTGGCATGGAGGCCGGCTGGGCACTACCCCGCCCACGTAGACTGGAACCTGCGTAGCAGAGTCGGTCTCCATACCAGTTGGGAAAGCGGATACTGTGACTCTGAGCATTCGGGGTAGCGCACACAGGCGCAGCGAGTACCAACAACCTCAATTACAAAAAAGGAAACAGCTATGGAAAACAAAGACATTCGCATTACCCTGAGCTATAGTTTGGAAGAGGTAAACCACCTGCTGACATTGCTGGGGGCTTTGCCTTTTAACCAATCTGCGCCTATCATTGACAACATTCGAATGCAGGCGATGCCGCAGTTGCCAATTGCCGAGGAGAAACAAGATGCCGAAGAGCAAGGGAATAGTTGAGGACTTGCAAGAGTTCGCTGACGACTACCGTAAGACGTACAAGGCCGGCTTAGGTCTTGACCCTGATAAGGACTACGTAGCCGCCGCCAAAGAAAAGGCGGCTGAGCTCGTTGAGAACCTTGGTAAAGGCGCCCGGAACTATGGACGCTCATACAAAGAAGGTTTGGGTATGAAGCCCGACACCGACTACGAGAAGAAGCGTGGCGGCTCAGTCAAGAAGGCCCGCAAAACCATCAGGGGCTATGACTGAGATGGAGCACGATTTAGACACTCGTTTCGCTGTACACGAGGCAATCTGTAACGAGCGCACCAAGTACATCTCTGAGCAGTTAGACAAAGGCTCAGACCGTATGCAGCGCATAGAGTATCTGCTGTATGGCGTAATGATCATGGTACTGCTAGGCCCGGGTGCCGCAGCGGAGTTCATCAAGAAGTTATTCATGTAAAAAAGGCAATAGAGAGACTGAGATATGTCTGAAGACGCCACTACCGATACAAAGCCCCGTAAGAAGATGGGGCGCCCCTCAAAGAAGACTCCAGAGCTCGTAGAAGAGATCTGCGCACGCTTAGCTAAAGGCGAGCCAATGAGCCGCATCGCTAAAGACGATCACATGCCTGACCTCGTAAATGTTTACAGATGGTTAAGAACTGACGAAGAGTTTCGCAACCTGTACGAGACAGCCCGCTCAGATGGGGCACATACCTACGCTGCACAGATCGCTGAGATCATCGACGAAGAGCCCCTTGCCGTGTATGACGATCAGGGGAACAAGAAGTTCGACAGCGGCAGCATTGCGCATAAGCGCCTGAGGATGGACGGTCGGAAGTGGCTGGCTGCTAAGTATCTGCCGAAGGTGTACGGCGAGCGCCAGATCCTCGCAGGCGACGCTGATAGCCCGCTAGAGCTGAAGGTAGACACCAGCGTGTTCGACGCCGTCCTAAAGAACATCGAGCTGACTAAGCAGGCCAAATGAAGTTCTGTACATCCTGTCAGGCGGACAAGCCGTCTGAGGGTGGTGAGCGCCAGCAGCGGGGTAAAGTCTTCCGCTGGATCTGCAAGGGATGCCTTGAGCGCAGAAGCCCGAGCCCGTACAAGTCACAGCATAAAGAACCCTACCCTAATTGGAGACGATGATGCGCAGGATGGGCGGCGTCCTACTAATTCTGTATCTCACGATCGTAGCGGTCGTCAGCGTATGGTTCGCCGCGGTGACCCTGTCTATGCCTGACCGCCCTGTATGCAAGCCTCCCGAGTGCCAGAAAAGACTATGGTGACCTTCCTGTGGATCGTATCCCTAATGGTAGCCATGCTGATCGGCATGGTGATGGGCTACGTGGTGGGCGCCCAGTCGGGGGAGTCGAAGGCTTACGAGGTCATGCGTAACCCCGAGAAGTTTACCGGAGAGCCTGAGCCCCTGTCCCCAGCGGAGCGCAGGCGGATGGCGAATCGACCATGGACATAGCCGAAGAGATGAAGCGCCGGATCGCCGAGCGCAAGGCGGAGCTGCAGGCCACCAAAGACCGCGAGCTGATGGAGTTCCCGGAGATCGCCCTGTACGCCGCGGAGTACCTGTCTGTGCTGATAGGGCTGATGTTCGGGGTAGCGAGTAAGCCCGAAGCCTGCTGCGCCATGATGCTGATCGCCATCTACCTGAAGCTGCGCCGATGAGCGACTTGGTCGAGATCCTCAAAGACCCAGCGACCCGGGCGCAGTACGCTAAGTTGCCGGCTGAGTATCGGGCTGCATTCGAGTGGCGCACCAACTGGCTACTGCAGGCGCACAAGTACCAAATCCTGCCCTCAGGGGAGTGGTGGGACATCTGGCTGATGTTAGCCGGGCGAGGCGCCGGCAAGACCCGTACAGCGGCTGAGCAGCTCGGCTGGTGGGCTTGGGAGCACCCCGGCACCCGCTGGGTAGTGGCAGCGCCCACGAGCTCGGACGTCCGCTCGACCTGCTTTGAGGGCGACTCTGGCCTGCTGTCTGTCATCCCGCCGATCCTGATCAAAGACTACAACAAGGCGCTCCACGAGCTGACGCTAGTTAACGGGAGCATGATCAAAGGCATCCCGGCATCGGAGCCTGAGCGTTTCCGGGGCCCGCAGTTCCACGGCGGCTGGTGCGACGAGCTGGCAGCTTGGGACTACCTGCAAGACGCGTGGGACATGATGCAGTTCGGTCTGCGTTTGGGTAAGAAGGTGCGGCTGATCTGTACCACGACCCCGAAGCCGAAGGATCTGATCATCGATCTGGTAGACCGGGACGGCGACGATGTGGTGCTGGTGACCGCCTCGACGTATGAGAACCTCGGCAATCTGGCGGACAACTTCAAGAAGCAGATCCTGCAGTACGAGGGCACGAAGCTGGGCCGGCAGGAGATCTATGCTGAGCTGATCGACCCCGAAGAGGGCGGCATCGTGAAGCGGGACATGTTCCGCCTGTGGCCTGCCAACAAGCCCTTCCCTAAGTTCGAGTACATCCTACAGAGCTATGACTGCGCCTACACTGAGAAGACTGTCAATGATCCTACGGCGGCGACGACGTGGGGCGTATTCAAACCAGAAGACGGGCCGATGGCTGTTATGCTCATCGATTCGTGGCAAGACCGCTTACAGTACCCGGATCTCCGCCCGAAGGTTATCGAGGAGTTTAAGGTGTCGTATGGCGCTGACCCCGAGGAAGAGTCTCGTGGAAACTTTACCGGTGGCAAGAAGGTTGACCTCGTGCTTATTGAAGACAAGGCTGCTGGCATCTCGCTGATCCAAGACTTACAGCGGGCGCACCTGCCGGTCAGGGCGTATAACCCCGGGAAGGCGGACAAGATCCAGCGCCTATCGATCGTAGCGAACATCATCGCCCACAAGCGGGTGTACATCCCCGAGAGCACGGTTAAGAAGGGCTATGTGCGGGACTGGGCCGAGGGGTTTGTCAGCCAGATCTGCAGCTTCCCCGAGTCTACCCATGACGACTTTGTGGACAGTTGTACGCAGGCTCTGCGATACTTGCGAGACGCCGGATGGCTTGACATCGATCCCAAAATGGAAGATGACGACGACGATTACGTCGAAGCAAGTCGGAAGCGCTCTAACCCTTACGCGGTGTGATTATGCCTAGTCCAAAGAACATCAAGAACCTCCTGAATGTGGCGCGTGGCGAGAAGACCGCGAAGAAGGCGGCGACGCTTGATGAGATCATGGGACGGCTCCCGGACATCGACCCTGCCTTACAGGCGCGGATCAGCGCGGAGCTAGAAGCGATTGAACAGAAGCGCAAGGGCGCCAACAAAGCCCCGCAGACATCCAAAGAGACGGGCAAGGCTGCGTTAGCGGATGCTAAGAGGCTACTGGCAAGTAAGGAGCCTGTGCTCAAGCAGTTTGACCCTAAGGCTGAGTTGCAACGGCAGGTGCTGGAGGCCGAGCTTCAGCGTCTGCAGGCTGGCAAGGAAGAGTTCCTGTCCCCTAGCCAGATTAAGGATCGCCTGTACCACGCCACGCCTAAAGACTTTTCAGAGTTTCAAGGCGAGGGCTTTGACCCCACGATCAGCGGGCACGCAACGTGGCTAGGTTATGACCCCGAGTATCAAGCTGCCATGCACAACATCAGTGGAGGTCGAGGCGCCCCTTTCCGTGAGGGGGTAAATGTTATGCCCGTGCATGTGCAGGCACGTTCGCCTTTGGTTTTAGATGACCCTGTGATGATTGATTGGGCGCGACAAGTCTTTGCCGGCGGTAGCGGCGAGTTCCCACAATTGATGCCGAAGGAATGGGTGAACTCGTTAAAGGAGTCTGGGTACGACAGTATTATCTTTGCTCCGCCCGGCAGTGAGCGTAAGCATCAAGAAGTAATCATGCTCGACCCCAAGCGCATCAAGTCCGCCATCGGCAACCAAGGCACCTACGACATCGAGAGCCCCGACATCACCAAAGCTGAGGGAGGTGAGGTGCATATGGCTAAAGGCGGCAAGCTGCTGAAGGCGCTACGGAAGGGTGAGCGAGGCGTTGAGGCTGGCAAAGACCTGCAGTCGATGGTTGAGTCGGTTCGCCCCGTAACGGCGGCAGAACGCGCTGCGGCTGGCAAGCTAATGACTGAGTACACGGCAAGCCAGCCCACGACCCGGATGTCTGAGGCGCTGGGCAACGTGGGCGCTGAGGGCAAGAAGCTGCGCGTCACACAGGCTGACCGCACGGCAGCTAAATACTTAGGTGGCCCTCCGTTCTCTGGCCTGCAGTTGGTTGACCCACGCTATGCCGAGGCTCGTGCCACATGGGGCGTGAAGACACCGGGCGCCGCAAAGAACATCGCCAACCAGTCAGACGCCGACATTCTCTGGTCAACGCTGATCGGCTCGCCCTTCCAGCACAAGTCGAATGAGATCGTGTTCGACAAGCTGTACAAAGCATTCCAGAAAGAAGCGAAGGCAGGCAACCTGAACGAAGAGCTTCGTGCCAAGTTCAACGCCGCACTTGAGCCGCACTTTGGTGAGGGTGCCGACATCCTTGACCCGAGCCTGCGCAAAGAGATCGACACGTTCGAGAAGCGGGCTATTGTTGCCGACTTACTGATGGGTGAGAAGCTGGGTGGTGCCCTGCGGGGTGGTTCGATCATCCCGGGCGGCAAGATCATGATGGAGTCCACCGAGCCAATGCTGCAAGGTGTTGACACGTTCTCGATTGGCCCGCGGCTGTTCACGCTTGATAGGGGCGTTACGACCCGCCCTGATCTGCACCCCGCGTTTCCAGAGATTCTGCAAGGCGAAGACTTGAGGCAGTTGTTCGTGCCTGTGCCGAACGAGATCGCGCTGCCTACCTTCAATGAAGAGTTTAGACGGCGCACGGGGCGCAAGAAGCCCGGCTACTACGACTTGACGATGACGCCTCCGGGCGAGCCGTACCCAACGCAAGACATCACAGATAAGTACCTGAGCCGTCTGCAGAAGGAAGGCTATGCCGATGGTGGCGTTGTGCATATGCAGGGCGGTGGCAACCCGGGCGAAGTATCGGGCGATATGTTTAAGCCTAAGCCATTGCAGATCCCTCCCGTTTTCAAAGAGACGATCGACGCGCTGAAGGCCGAGTACGAGAAAGAGCGCCGGTCAATGGTTAGACCCGGAGCGACGGCGGATGTATTGCTGCGTGGCCCCGTGGCGGAATATGCAGGCACTCCGATGGACATCGTGGGTGACATTGGCGGCGCCCTTGAGCACGTTCAAAGAACGCACCCGCTGTTGCGCAAGCCTGCGTCGGTGATGGATGTCGGCCCGATGCAGAAACCCACCATGGGATATGCACCGCGAGTTTCGTTGACGCCGGACGGTTCTTATGGTTCCGAAGCTCTGCGGGAAAAGATGGCGGCTTCTGGGATGACCTCTGGCACCGAGCGCCCGTTGATGGAGATGGGCGCTTCACTGTTGTCGCCTATCGTTGGGGTGGCTGGCTACAAGCTTGGCAAGGGACTAGCCCCGACCGCACGCGACATGCTGGAGATGCAGCTAGAAAAGTCAATGAAGCCCTACCAGATGGCTGTAGCCCCCGAGGGCAAGGCTGGCAAGGTGAAGGCGCCTGCAAACAAGGTGGGCTTCTACAACCCTGCAGAGAAGGCCGCGTTGAACCTGCAGCGTAAGAAAGGCCCCGGCTCGGCGTTTGTATCAGACATGCAGAAGACCCCGGGCGTTAACCAAGAGCGCCTGAATGACTTAGGGCTGGGGGATCTGGCAAGCCGTCCTGATGTGACGCGAGACGAGATTCTGCAGGCTGCTGAACAGAACCGCATCCCGTTGCGTGAGACGGTGCGCCGTCCTTACGAAGAGAGCTCGGAGTACAGCGAGACGCTTGACGGCTTGAGAGAAAGCAACCGCTACTACGAGGGCGGTATCCAGCAGATGCAAGACCGGATAAGGGAGGTCTCCGAGAGAGCGCCTGATAGCCCGCTGATTGCTCAGTATGAAAGCAAGATCGTAGCAATGCAGGAGAAGATCGCACAGAACAATGAGCGGATGGCATCGAGGCAGCCATCGCTATATGGCCCCGACTCGCATCCTGACTACAACATGCCGGGTGGCGAGAACTACCGTGAGATTCGTGTTCAGTTGCCTCCTAAAGAAGCTCAAGCGCCTGAGTTAAAAGGCTTTACCGTTGAGACGGTGAATGAAAACAAGTTTACTGGACAGCGAGATATTTTAATCCGCGACCAAAACGGGAATGTTGTCGTTAATCGTTATGGGTTCAGAGGAACGGACGAGCAGGCAATACAAGATGAAGCCAAGTCCAGAGTGCGAGACAAAAGCAAAGAAGATAACTTCTATCATAAAACCCACCACGGCGATGAGCCTAACGTCCTGTTTCACCTGCGCGTAGCTGATCACACTGACGTTGAAGGTAAGCGTGGACTGCTAATTGATGAGCTGCAGTCTGACTGGCATCAAAGAGGTAGAGAAAAAGGATATAAATCTGATGTAAAGCCAGAAGAAAATCAAACTTTGGTAAAGCAATGGGATGCTTTAGCCAATGAGCGTAGAGATTTGGAGCGTATTGTTGCGACAGGTGATGACGCTGATCCTGTTGTGCAAAATGCTGTACAGAGGCTTGGCGAAATATCAAATGAATTAAATGCTGTAAATGATAGATTGACTCAGGTAAGAACGGCTTTCAGAGAAGGCGTACCCAACG